CTGCGAGAACCACTCACAGGTATAGCGCAGCGTAGCGATAGCGTAGGCTCACGCTCCGAGACGGCAGTCTCAATGGAGGGGGCGCAGTACGGCAGCGAGCCAACCCTTTCGCTCACATGGGTTGTGAACCAGCTAACAGAAGGCCGTGAGAACTTCAGGAGGTTCTGGGCTAACTGCCGCAGGTCTGATGAATATTACCTTGGAGACTTCTCATTTCCCGTAACCGAGAATGGAACGTCCGTCAGGCTGGGTACCGCACAGTCGGTAATCGACTCGATGGTCACACACGTAACTCCACAGTTCGTAGATATCACAGTCCCGGCCCCAGGCCCACGCGGGCAGGCACGCGCAGAGCGACAGGAGAAATTCCTTAGAGGCGCAAACCACATGCTGGAACAGCGCCGCCCTACCCGCCGGGTAACAGCACAACACATGGCCCTTTACGGTGTTGCATGGGAAAAGACAGAGTTTGCAGCCAACCGCTGGACAGACTTCCCCGAAATACCGCATGACGAGGACTTCTCGGAAGAGGAGTACCGCACCGAGCTACAGGAAGTGCTGAAGAAACGCAATGTTGACTTCCCGTTTATCACAAGCGGCCTCAACCCGCAGACGATGATCTGGGACGTAAACAATGGCGACGACCCCCGCTGGGCAATACATTTCTACGAGACAGATGCCTACTGGGTAAAGGCACATTTCGACGGCTGGGAAGGGCCGGGCAACGGCAAGGTGGAGTTCATAGAGATATGGACTCGTGAACAGGTTGGATACCTTGCAGACCGCAAGTGGGCACTCAGGCCAAGATCACACGGTTACGGCGTACTACCGTGGACGATGTACTGGCCCCAGACAGGGCTTTCTACAATCGGTAACAAGCCCGAACACCTGTACCGTGGCATCCTGCACGGCAACTTTGAGATGCTACAGGCAGAGTCCCGCCTCGCATCACACTATCTCGATATCGTACAGCGGTCTGCATGGCCCACACGAGACTTCACAGGCCCGCCGGGAATTACCGAACAGTACCGCTCACGCTACGACACGAAGCCCGGCGCAAAGAACTTCCTACCACAGAACGTACAGGTTTCGATAGGGGCGGTTCCAGAACCATCGCCAACGATACTGGCAGCAAAGCAGATGCTTGAGGGGGCTATCGAGCAGAATACTGCGCCCAGCGTCGTCAGGGGGCAGAGGCCGTCTGGCGCTGCGTCCGGTTACGAGACGGCAGTCCTTGCGGGCATAGCTTCGCTTAACTTCGGCCCTGCCGTGGAAGCCGCACAGCGTGGACTCCAGCGTCGGAACGAGATAATCCAGCGCATAGTCGAACATATTATCCGTGACAGGGTAACCGTCTGGGGACAGACCGAGGCAGGGAATATCGATGCCTCCATAGGCCCGAAAGATATCAAGGGCCACTACATTACTTTCGTACAGTTGAACCCTACCTCACCCGAAGACCAGGAGCGCAAGCTGAACACATGGTCGCAGCTATGGCAGCTTGGCTTCGTAGACCACGACACCGCTCTCAGGAAGGCAGGCGTTACCAACGCACTTGAGGTACGTGGCAAGATACTCGCCGAGAAGTTCATAGCCGCAGAGCCGGTACAGCAGATTCTGCAATCAGAGGCCGCAAAGCGCGTACCCCTGCTCTCGCAACTACTTGAGGCGCAGGCAGGTGGCACAGGTTCTCCCGCACAGATAGACGAGATTGCCACCAATATTATGAATACTCAGGGTGCAACGCAGCTACCCAATGCAGGCAACTTCTCTACCACAAACCAGCCTGCACGGGGCGATGAGCGCGCACGGACATTTACGAATACGAGGCCGGTGATACCCGGTAGCACCCGTGAGGCCGATCTTGTAGCGCGCCAGATCACCTCCCCGGCACGCACAGGGCCGCGCAGGGTTCCAACATCAGATATACCCGTAGGATTGAGGCGTTAGATGGCAGATAAGAAGCCGCAGACAGATATCGATCACGCCTTTGTCGTCTTTGACGAGGAGGCTCAACGCATCCTCAAGAACGTGAAAGCGAAACTGGGCAGGCAGGAGATACCGTCAATCCCAGAACGTCGTACCCGCAGGCCAAAAGAAATCTTTAACCCGTTCGGAGGCTAGTTATGCCAGAGTATTTTTTTAGAGTTCTAGGCCCGGAAGGCTTTGCGGTGGACAATGTTGCCATTGAAGCTGGAAGCAGGGGCGATGCTGTTGCACATATGCAGGAAGCATATGGAAGGCGCGAGGGCGGAGGAAAGCCATTTGAAGCTATTTTCCCTTCCGCTCAAGAGATGCCGTTGTACAACTTCAAGCGTCAGCAGGCAGGGGTCTTCGGAAGAGATGATCCCCGAAACTGGGCTACTACCAGTCCGGGGACGTGGAGCGACCCAGCCACGTTATCTGGTTGGGGCAGTGGAGGCTATTACACTCCGGGCGAGCCTGTGCCGGGGGTAAGGGGCAAACCTGTCTACGGGCGAAAAGACCCTGACGCACCAAGAATGGGTATCGCAAACCTGTATATGGATCTTCTGGGACACGAGCCTTCGATGCAGGGAGGAACGGCTGCCAGGCAGGCATCGAGCGATGCGGCACTGACAGGCGCTTCTATCGACCCCAACCAGATGTACACCCCATTTAATCCTATGACTGAATTTGGTGGCTCCGAGGGGGTGTGGGGAGGTGCTACTCCAGCGATCAGTTCGATTACCGGTTTACCCGAACCATTCGTCACGCCAAAAATCGGGGCAGTGCAAGCACCCTTCTGGGGAAGTGCGGAGCCAGCACCTACCTATCAGGAAGGACAGCTAGATCCCGCCTGGGGTGCCCCGCCAACTATGGCCGTCGCTGGTAGAGAGGGGGGCACGTTTAACTTGCCGGTAGCACAGCCCCAGGACACGCAGGCGTTTGAAGATGTTGGACAGTATGGCTTTACGCCTCTCCCTCCTCCCGAACGGGAAATCGACAATACTGCTGAGGCAGCTAGAAACACTTACATTGCGATCAGCGAAGAAGCTGATAAATACTATGCGGCAAATGACAATGTAAGCGGGGATGAGTTGATAAGAGTCCGAGATGAGATGTTAGGAGGGCTTGTTATTAACCCTGATGGCAGCGTAAGTCCAAGACCTGGCTTTGAAATGCCAGTGTTTTCAGAAAAGCTGTTAAAGAATAAAACCGTTACGCTCAGGGATGAAGCTGGGAATATCACTGGCTACGAGCTAGATCCTGCGACGGCAAGAATGGTTGATGTCTACCAGTTGCAGTTGCACGCATTTTCGGCACAGGAACAGAGAAGGTCTGATGAAGCGATAGCGAGCGTAGAAGCAGATATAGCTGCTAATAACAGGCAGATTAACCTTGCAATAGCCAGTGCAGCCAATACGTCGGCAGAAAACATTACCCAGATTCGCTCAGATGCGGAAGCGTTAATCGCCAAAAATAACAGGATTTCCCAGAGTAACGTAAACACGATGGTGTCTCGCAATGCCTTAGCGGAAGCCGGGCTTGAGAAGGAGTGGCAGCAATACATTGCCGATGCGGCTGGCACTTCAGCAATAGCGGTGGCAGAAGCATATGCGAGCGCACAGGTAAGCAGTGATGCTAAGGATGCAAGTGCGCGAATAACGGAAGCAAACACACGGGCAACCGAGGCAACTGCACACCGTGACGAGGTACTGAAACGTATTGATGCCCAGAATTTCCAGATGGCTACGACGATGAAGATCGATCTGGGAAGGTACAAGGCAGACCTCGCCCTGCAAAAAGAAACCAACAGTACTCAGCATGAGGCTCATATGGAGTCGCTGAAGATACAGCTTCAGAATGCACAGACTGCATTCCAGTCTGCTCAGACAGCACAGCAGCAGCAGGCCGCTCAGAACGAAATACAACTGGCACAGGTTGAATTAGCTGAAGGCAGAAGGTCGGATGAACACGCGCAGCAACTGGATCGGATTGGAACTGACCTCAAGATAGCCCAGCAGCACGGCATGACTGCCTTTGACGTGGCACAGATACAGTTTGGCTCTGCCAACGAAGTTGCGAAGATACAGTCAAGGTACGGGATTGACGTTGAGGAGATACGTGCCCGGCACGCTGGTGAACTTGCTGCAACCACAGGGTGGAACGAGCAGGTAATTGCCAATATTCAATCAGATGCATCGAGGTTTGCCGCAACAGAGGAAAAAACTGGCGTAGAGGCGATGGCCTCGGCGACGGAATATGCGGCAGCAGCAGGGGCACTCGGACAGGTCGAAGCATCCCGGTATGGTCTGGCTCCTGGAGACTATATGAACCTTCAAAAGTCCCTGGCCCGTGGCGGACTTGATCCTACCGAGCGTCTTCAACTTGGTCGTATCCAGTACACAGGCGGACTGGAAGCAGACCCGTTCAGGCAGATGCAGGAAACCCTGGCCCGTGGAGGGCTAACTCCAGACCAGTTAATGCAACAGGAACGGATACGGGCCACTGGTGGAATTATGCCAGAAGACTATCGTCAGATGCAGCTTGGCCTCGCAAGGGGTGGTCTGACAGCAGAGGAGCGTCTTGCAGAGCAGCGTTTGGCCGCAGCGCCACAGGTGCTTTCGACTCTTACAGGGCTGCTTGGCGATCCATCGGCAGTCGGTACGTTGCAGTCTCTTGGCGGTGGTTTTGGCGGTGGCCTTGGCGCTATCATGCAGCCTTTTGCACCGGGGGCTCAGGCAGCTATGCCAGCACCAACTCCAGTGGGAGCGGTGCCTGCTCCATTTGGAACAGCAGCAGCCCCGCTGGCAACTACTCCAGCCCCGCTGGCAACTGCGCCGCCACCTGCGACCCAGCAGGAAGCTGCGACCCAGCAGATGGCAGCAGGAGCTTTTGCGACACCCAGTCTTTCGACACTGCCCAGGATTCCAACACTGGCTAGCCTTGGGAGGCTCTCTGATGAAGAGAAGCGAAGACAGCAGGGTTTCATGGCAGGCAGGGGGGTTACTCCTAGCTTACTTGGCAATCTTGTCCGAAGCGTAACGCCTACCGGCC